TTGTCTGACCACCCAACGCACCAGAACCGCCCTGAACCATCTGCAAATAATCGCCAAGTTTCTGATATGGCCTTGCTTGCTCAAACTGGAAACGCTCGATATTTGCCGCGAGTTCTGCGCCAGCCTGTGCCTCACGAGCCGCGCCAACCTCGCTAAGACGTTGCGCCCCAAGATAATCAAGCTCGGAAAGTTGAGGTAATTGTCCAGCCGCTTGTAACTGTCTGTTAATAGCCTCACTAGAAAGACCGCCAAGTGTGCCAAGACCGCTAAGACCAGTCTGAAAACCAGCTTCTTGCAACTGTGCAATTTGCTGTTGTGCGGCAAGCCGCCTCTGAATATCTGCGGCAGATTCGCCTGATAACGCACCTAGACCCTGCATGGCAGAGCTGTACTGGGCTTGTTGCAATGCCGCTAGGTTCTGCTGTGCAACAAGTTGATTTGCTCTTTCTCTCTGATAGTCTGAATAAGCAATATCAGCCGCAATTCCTCCTAATTCACGAGCCATAGCCTGTTGACCATAGCCAGAGCCATATCTACCAGCTTGAGAAAGTTGCCCCTCTAAACGCTCTTGAACTGGTCTTAAAGCTCTCTCAATGGCTAAATCTCTTTGTGGAGTTCCCCCAAGAAACTCCCCAGCCGCAGTCCTGCGTGTCATTTCGATAGGCTCAGATAAACTTATGCCGCCAGACAACTGCCTAGCTAAAGGCAACGCCTCACTAGTATAGCCACCCATTGCCGCACTCTCAAACGCCGACATCGGTCTGGAAAAATCAACCCCACCAGCTAGGCGTTGTGCATAGGGTAAGGCTAAATTTTGCATACCGCCCATTGCGGCAGTCTGATAGGCTTGTTGCGCCTGTCCGATTAGTGGACTGCCAGAAATAGCTCTTTGCCTAGCACTTGATAGAGCCATCTCCGTTTCTGGTGAAAAGCCGACAACAGTGCTTTCTGGGTAATATTGCGGTGTTGGTGATTCATACAGACGCTGTGCCTCTGCCAAGCCATACTTTAGAAATGGCTGTGCATATTCTGGTGCGGCTGTTTGCGATGTAATGGTTCTGGTTGAACCGCCACCCTTACTCATATCATAGTTCCCTTACAAAAACAGTGGACTTGGGTTGATAGTCCGTTAGCTTGCGTTGCCAGCCTTTACGACCGATAATTTCCATACCTGAACAGCCGATTGATCTAGCCCATTGAGCAATGTCTTTTTCGGCATCAATTAACTCATCCAGATCACCGCCAGCTAACCAAATACGGCAAACAGATCGGCGTGGATAGTCAACGATCTCCGTTACAATAGCACACTTTTGTCTAGGAAAAAACTGTGCCTTGCCATTCTGTACCGCCAGCCACACATCGTTTATACCGTGGCTATTACTTGCATATGGCAGTGCCGCCTCTATCCAGTGCTGGCATCGCTCCCACTCATCCAATAATGAGGTATGCAAAGTCTGCATCGTGTCCTGAATTGTCATAGTTTATAACCATTGTGCCATTCGTGCTACTGCCGTCAATATAGGGGTTATGATGCCAAGGATTATGATTAACCCCTGTGAAGAAAACAAGGCTCTGTATAGTATAGCGTGGCTCATCAACTGTAACTTGGGTTGAGCTGGATGAGAATGTCACATAGCCAACACTATTAAGGCCGCCTTCGATTGTTCGGTTAACAACCTCTGCAATTTCGCGTGTAGTTGCATTGATCGGATTAAGTGTGCGAAAATTTGTGGTTCTCTGCGCTATTGTCATTATCTGCGCCCGATCTCTCTAGCCTCAACATCAATGCCCTGTGCCAAGCTCCACTCACCTGTGATGTTCATCCTGACGCGATGATAACGCCCCTGTGCGCGGAATGGCATATAACCATCATCATTCATAGACACTGCGCTGGTAAATGTAACGCTATCCGTTGGCGTGTTTCTTGTGCCAACCTCAAGCGTGGTAGTGCCGTTCTCGTGGTATGGGTAAATCCTAGTCACAATAGCGTGTTTGCCTTTGGTCAACGGTAACTCGCCAGTCTCAATCGTTCCCTCTAACTTAGAGCCTGAGAAGGTGTATATTTTAGAGCCTAATGCGCCACCTAGTAAAAACTGACCGCCCTGATAAAACCCACTATCAAGCGAGGCTGGCAAATCATCTAGTGACGAACTAATGTTATCAAGCCCATCAAGTGTGTATGCGGTACTGAAGAACGCCGACAACAAATCAACATTTTGCTCGATTAAAGACCATCTGTTCAAAGCGTAGTTATAGACCAAAATCTTGTCGGGTGTAGTTCCTGTGTTGCTGTTAGAGACATATGCCCACATAGCCAACTGTTTAACAGGGTCAGCAACGCTAGTCATTCTGTTATATTGCGCTGGGTTCGCATCAGAGACAAAAAACTCGTCAACCTTTTCTGACCCAATGGCGGTTGATTTCTGTCCATCAAACGCAAAGAACCCTGCGTCAGAGTAGTAGAAAACCAAACTGCCGACATTACACACTGACCCAGATATTTTACATCCGCGCTGTGTCTCAACCTTGTCAAACTGGAACACTAACGGCAAGCCGGAGTATGTGGCGCGAACAATAGCCTTTTCCATCAGAATGGTGCAGTATTCACCGCCGACAATACCAGTTATGTCACCTGCATCGGGGATGTCCTGAAAGTCAGACTGGTTTGTGCCAGACGTCCAGTCAGTTGCACTGTTGAAGCCAGACCACTTGACACGGTAAGGCTTGCGTCCAGAGCCTTCATCAATATTAGCTGTCCAGATAAAATCACGCACAACAGCGACAAAATCAGCCTTTGGTGCATCTGTTGATAATGTTGCAAACTGCGTGGATGTTCCTAGCGTGTATTCCTGTAAATACTCGCCAGTGCCACCAGATGCGATGACCTGATTGCCAAACTGCACAAAACGCCAACGCTCTGAACCAGTCAGGCTATAAGTGCCGCCTGATATGTCATCAAGACCTGTTGTTGATGGGTTCAATTCATACAGCCGCGCAGTATCGCCAGCAAACACCTTAATGTCGCCATCATCCTCTTTAGCTGAATAAATGCCCAGAAGCGTGTCACTAGCCGCGCCAGAATACTCAGCAAATGAGTTAAAGCTACGATAGCCGTTAGCCGCAGGAATGACGTTGTTAGCCGTCACAACAGCATTGTTCATATCTGGCTGATCAGGTAGCCATTCGCCGAATGTAATCATTGTACTAACCAAACCTCATTGCCAACAGACGCATTAGACCAAACCTCACTGCCAATAGCAATATCTGACCATGTTTCAACACCGTCAGCAATGTCGCTCCAAACCTCATCATCAGATACGCTGTCAGTCCATGTCTCTGAGCCGACAGCACTGTCTGACCAGTCCTCGCCAATAATCTTGGCAGTGGTGTCTTGTGTCACCGCTATGTTTATAGCACTTAATGGCGCATATGTCGCGTTAGAGCCGCTTTGCGCTGTTGCCTGTGTATTTACACTAGCACTGACCCTAAGAACGACATTAACGCCGGATACGGTTGTTATAACAGATATTACACTAGATGAAACTGTTGGCACTCTTGTGGCGGCAGTGGTTTCTGTTACCGCCATTGATACTGATGCCGCTAACTGCCTAATCTGTGTAATAGTCGCAGACAGAGAGGCTACGCCTGTGACAGTCGCACTATCAGTCCTTACCCTAGTGCCAGTAAATGATGATGTTGCCGCAAGACTGACAGCAGATAAGGCTGTCCTTACTTTTGTGGCTAAGGTAATGACGCTTGCGGAAAGTGAAGCTGATGCAGTGGCGTCCGTAAAATCAAGCGCATCTAACTGCTCAAGATTGCCAAAGGTGTCTAAGGCTTCTAGCGTTCCCCAGCTATCTAATTGCTCAAGGGTAGCCATGATTACCCCTTAATCGGCTGATACGTCTAAATCGCCTGTCTGAATCCGTAGAATGTCACCAGTAGCAATAACCTTAGACGCTGTGAACGATCCATGAATCAAGAGATTGCCAGTGGTGCTTGCGTCAAAGATGCCGAAATGGCTGACCGTACCCCAGTCACCAGTCGCGGCAGAAAATTCAATCGCCGCATCGTTGCTGGCTGTGCCGGATGATGCCGCACCAAAACTTGCCGCTACTCTAGCATAACCAGAGCCGGACAATTCTGTGCCGGAGTTGTCGTCAGCAAATGAGCCAGTTGACAGGCCAACATACACCGTGGCTGGTGCTGTATAGCTAGTTGTGGCGAGAATGTGGTCAAGCACCTTATTCTCAAGATAGTCTGACATTGCGCTCATAGGTTACTCCATACTCGCATTTTGCTTGCTGTAAATAGACTTGATGTGCAGTGAGCCTGTCCCATAATGCGCCCTCTGCTCATCAACCTTAACTTCTTCCATACCACGGCTGAACTTCTGATCATACTGTGCGGCTCTCTGCTCATCGAGCAAATACGCATAGGCTTCTGCCAATGCACCGTACAAGTACAAGTCAGGCGATCTCAGAAATAGCGTTGGTGTGTTGCTATCGCTGATTGCCGTTAACGACCCAATATACACGATTTCTGCCGTATATGCACTGTCTGGGATCGGACGCAGTTTCATCTCGCGCCCAATGATGCTGAAGCCCAGAGGCTTGCCAGTAGAAGAATCAGGGTAACTCGTGTCCAGAGACACTGGGCTGTGATAGCTGAGTACGGTAATTGGCGTGGTGTTTAACTTAACCTCACGCACCTCACGCATATCTGTCGGCAGGGCAATATACTCATCGCCAGCCGTTAGTGTAGCCGTTGACCGCTTTTCCTGTTCGCGTGTCTCTAACTCGCGTGACATCCGGCCTTCTGCAAGCTGGATAAAGTTAGGTATCTGCGCGGTCAGGTCATCCCTTGCCAGAAAGTTGGCAATAGCTGTCTTGAGTTCTGAATAAGTGCCAATGCTCATACGTTGCCGCCACCAGTTCTAAAAGCGCGGTTCTCACCATCGTTGAGCCACTGCTTCCATGCCTTTGGGTTTTCGCTAGGCTTGCCCAGCGTCTTCAAGAGGTGATGATACAATACATTGGGTATTTCGGCAATGTGCGCCATGTGCTTCTGCGTTCCGCGCATCTGACCATA